TTGTGATGGCAATATGCCGTCATTTAATCCGATTGATTATAATCCAGAAGAATTACAATATACACAACCACCACCAAAACCTCCCGTTGTAAGACCACCAGAGGTTCCTACACCAGAGATTCCGAAGGACGTTACTCCTAAGGTGGAGGAAGAAGTAGAAGTAGAATGTCCTCCACCCAATGCACCACGTATTGGTGATGTTGCACAGAACCAGAAGGAGAGAGTATCTGGTTTCGAATTGCAGAATGGTGTTTGTGTGACTCTCTACGAAGATATTCCTTTGACTGCACAGTATCTACCCGCACCACAGGTTGCTGCTACCACTGCTACTATCGCTGTTGTTGCAACCAGTTCTGCTCTGTTGGCAAAACCACTGGCGGATTTATTACTCAAAGTATTCAAACCTGTAATCAAAAAAGTGATTACAAAAATCTCAAAGATCAGGGGGAAGAAGGTAAAGATCGAGTCCCTAAAGGAGCGCCGAGATCTTCAGCGCGAACGCTCACAGGCGATACGGACGCTGCGGAGGATGAAGGACGGGAAATAGAATGAACGTGTGGTGCAATAGCATTCTTGTTCATCACCATCACGTCCGCACATATCGCAGAATACTTTGTGCCAGGTTTGAACATGATGCCTGCTTTCATCAACTCGCCACAATTCTTGAGACGGGCGATCTCAAAATCGAGCCTCTTATTGGCAGTCAACTGTTGTTGTAATGCGATCTGTGTTTGTGCTGCTTCCTTACACTGATCTTGTAATTGTTTATCCAAAGGTGTACTCCATGTCATGGAGAAACCCACAGACAAGTTAGTATTATTTTTCTGTCCTGTTCTAGTCGGTACGTGGTATAAAATATCGCCTGGATTATCTGGTGCTCCGTCTCCCGTGGGATTTCCATTCGCATCAAAGTCACCTGTCAGGTCACGCATGTCAAACACGGGATCCATATAGATGTCTTCGTATGGATGTTGTTGGGAAAGAGATCCTGTAACGAATGGTGTGAAGTTGACAGTGGGCCCTTGACACTGGATTCCACCGCCGTATGTGTTAGTGATATATGGGCCTTGTAAAACCTGGATAGCTTGGTTTGTGACGCTACCTGAACTATTTGCGATAGGGGATGCAGTGGCAGACACGCCACCAACTCCCTCTGCTCTTACGGGTGCCGCAAATAGTAGTGCGATTATTGCTGGAAGATACTTGTAGTGTCCGTTACGCTTGTAACGGTTGTCTCCCTTTGGATAATCGTGTGGTTGCTTAAACCTGGACCAGAAACGGTTTGCGTAAACTGAAACGCTGCTCCTGGTGTTGTTTGTTTGAATTGAGGTGTTGCAGTTACCCCTGTCCATCTTGAATTCACCCCTTCAATCGTTACATTAACATCACCAGTTGTTGGTGATAAAATTCCACTGGTTGGTTCAACACCACTACCAGTTACAGAATACTGATATCCTGTATTATAGTCCATCGAATTGATGGTTTCAGTCACGGTAGAAGTTGTCTCCGTGTGGCTAGTCATTGAGCCCTGTGTAAAGTTCGGGACTACAGGTACAGAATACGCTGGTTGCAATAATCCATGAACAATACCAAGAACCAATCCTAGCCCGATTGCTTCTTGTAGTCTATCCATCAGTCGAAGATACTAATTTCAGAAACGAACTGTGCGGTCACACTTGTACCAGCACCTTGAGTAGTACCTGCGACAGAGATGGCATGTCCACTATCTATAGAACCTGGTTTAGTTGTGCCTGTGTAACTACCAGCAGCACCTGCTGTATATACAGTGCTGTTTGTTCCAGATGCTGTGGTGGCATCACCCGCTACAAAAGAATTGCTGTATGAGAATGCCTCTCCATCAGTAATGGTAGCAGTGGGAATATTGAACTCAGTTGCAGCACCAGATGCAATGGTTTTGAATCCACCAACATTCAGATCATTACCATTTGTACTACTATCCAAATCCAAAGTAATACCACT